TTAATAATTAAATTCCTATAAGGTGGATAATTATTAACATCAGGTAAGGTTATTCTATTCCCTGAAGTTCTTGATTGCAGTTCATCTACTTTTAATATGCTCATTCACCACCCCCATTATCTGTAATTGTGTTTCCTTCTGCTATCCATTCTAGTATTTCTTGGTAGTGTCGGTTTTCTTCATCGTGAGGAACTGACCATTTTGTTCCGTCATTTAAAATAACTTCGTAGGAAATAAACAATCCATTAAAATATTTTTTTTCTACTGTATTAATCATTATAACTCCGCATCAAATTTGTAAGCAGCACCACTTGCAATCATAGCTAAAAAAGAAGCATCACCACCTGTGCCTCCAGTTAATCCACTTTTGTAAATACCTGTCATCATATTAGATGGACTGTTTATACTACCGCCATCACTAACATCACTAAAAGAACCTGCTTTATGAAATCTATACCCATTACTTACTGTTGGTGAGGTCATACTTGGTGTTGCTCTCATTGAAGTTGGGAAATAAACAGTTAAGGTGACTTCACCTGAGTTATACCATTGTCCTTGTCCCGCATTAACAGTTCCACCTGCTCCATTTAATCCATAACCAATTTGATGATAATACCTCTGACACCTTAATAAATTCACATCATAAGGTAAGAACTCAAAGTCACTAGCAGATGTACCGACTTCTAGTTGTACTCCTGTAACTTGCCAAGTAGCACTTGAAGTAGCAAATAAATTTGTTGCACCAGTTGTAAATGTCTGTGTTCCAGAACCAGTCTGCCAAGTATTTGGTGTAACAGTTCTACTCGAGCCACCACCTAATCCAAATATTAGAACTAAACCAGAGCTGTTATCTGATGACCAAGTTCCAGTAGTATCACCAGAAATAGTTACTGTCTTTCTTTCCCAAGTATCAGCAGTATTAATTGTATATAAAGCACCATACCACCTATTGCTACTTCCATTACCAATGTTCAATGAAAAATCACCAGTTAAAGATGACTTTACATAAAAGGAAACAGTAATTGATTGTGCATTAGCTGTACCAAAATTTAATTGAGTAATATTTTGACCTTCGATTGATTGTCTTACAGCATAACCTTCGGAAGCAGTAGGTGAAGCGTCTGTTGTAGTAACTGTTATTTTTAAACTATTTTTAAAATTTGTTGGTGCATCTGTAACTTGCTGTCCAGTCATTCTACCAGAACCACTTCCGTCTACTCTTATTTGAAATCTATCTGGAATATAGTTAGAGGTGTTAGAAATACCAGTAACAGCACTTCCACTGTTTCTTTGGTCAATAGACATATCACCATTGATGATGAGGTTTCTGTAAGGATTATAAACAGTTCCAAATCCTGTTTGTGTTGCACCACTACCTAATACTACTGTATCACCGCTTTCGCCTATGGTTATAGTCGTTCCTGTGGCAGGTGCTAGTGTATCTACTTCAACCTTGCTCATACAATCACCAATGTTCCATCAACTGTTATTGTTCCACTTATAGTCACTGTACCTACCATTAATGCATTACTATCAGAAGGTATTATTAAAGATTTGGTTATTTCTGCTTTGTGTAGAACATCAACATCATCTGCTCCTGATCTACTACCTACATAATAAATATCGTTTGTATCTGTACTCATTAACTCACATCAGTTAGTAGTGATACGATAACATCACAATCACCACCTGATGCAGAGGATTGAGCAGTCATTGAGTAGCCACTACCTAGAACTAATTTCCCTTTAATTATTTCTACTTTTGAATTTACAGGTATAGAAACTGCTTTAATTACATAAAAATTTGATGTTCCGTCATTGACAATTACATCTACTGTAATGGAGGCAGTACCTGTATTTGCTAGATTTAAACCCACCACAATTTGCTTATTAGAAGTTGTAGATACTAAAGTCGTACTTGTCGCATCTGTGAGGGTGGTTTCTACTACTGAAAAATTATTAGCCATATTTTTATCCTAACGCAATCGCAAATGGGATAGCTGACGGATCAGCTTCCGTTATTGTCACTGTTGCAGGTAATGTGACCACATTGGTTGAAGTATCAACTGAAAATAAAGTCAAATCATCTGCTCCATCATATAATTTCATAGTTATAGTATTTGCTACTGAATTGTCTAGCCATATTGTACCTGACACTGCTGAACTTGGTCTTGAACTGCCAATATGACCTGAATTTAATGCTGATAAACTTGTATTGAGATTTCCTCTAAAAGTTGCAAATGCTTGGTTATCTAATGTTATTTGTGTTGCTTGGCTCATTATACTATTACTTGTCCTACTCCTTCAGCTATGTAGTCAAAAGTTCTATCTATACTTGTATCCGAACTATTAAAAAATTCAATAGTGAACTGACTAGCACTTTTAGATGTGATGACATAGTAATCACCATTTGCCATTGATTGAGCAGAAATACCAATCGCAGGATTTACTTTAAATGCATAATCGTAAGTGACTGTCTTACCACCTGTACCACTAGCAATATCATTTCCACTTTCTCGTCTTTTAGGTATTGTAGAAGTGACGGATAATTGACTAATTAAACTTCTTGCTTTTAAGTCATCAGATTCAAATTTAACTCTAAATTTAAAATATCTACCAATATATTCACCCACTACAAATTGACCAAAAGAAGAATAAGTCACATCATCATCTGATGTTGCTATCTCTAATAAACTATGAGCATTACCACCTGATGTACCATCAAACGGACTTGGTCTGCCATCATCAATTAAAGTAGTGCTATCAGGTCGCCCACCATCAAAGAACTCAGATACATCTTGGGTAAATTGTGTCACAGATGCAGTAAAACTAACTTTTAATTTAGCACCTACATCTATGGTATTAGCAAATTCATAAGTTCCTGATGTAGGTACTCTTGTTGTAGGTGTACCCACAGTTCCATCAGCAGTTAATCCAATATAATTAGTTCCACTTATATTAACTAAAGAAACATCAGTTTTTGTTCCTGTAAATCCTGTATGTTCGTTAATTGTTTGGTCAGCTACATAATTAACACTAGCAATATTTGTACTGACAATAGTTTCATTTGCTGATTGGTTTCCTAGTTTATCTACTGCTTTAATAAGATAACTTCCACTTTTAAGTGGCACTGTAATAGATGTAGCAGGTCGCCCAATCTTATCAATAAGGTCAAATGAATTTAACCAACTAGGTGTAGATAAATCTGTACTAAATCGTATTTGATAATAGTCTAAGTCAAGGTCAGGTATTGCCGACCAACTTAACAATGCTTGGTCACCTACCACATTAATAGAAAAGTTTGTGACATCACTTGGAACTTCGGTTTGACCAACAATAACTCTTGTTTCAGTGACATAAGTAGATTTAACACCAATACTATTTATTGCTTTTGCTCTTACAGAATAAGTAGCACCATCAATAGCATTTAATAATGAATATTGTAATGCAGTACCTCTACCGATAACCACATAATCTTCAACAACTGCGTTTCCGTTTTTATCTAAAGTTTGTTTTGCCTCTACTTGATATTCTGCAACAAATTTATCAGGTGATTCACCAATCGTAGCAGTTAATCTAGTTAAAACAGAACCATCGTTATATTCAATCATATTATCATCTAATGTTAATGATGCAGGTGGTTGTACTGTAAATGGGTCAGGAAATGATGTGTCAGGAATAGTTGCTACTTGTGTTTGTGTTTCATAAGTGTACCAAGAATCCTGATGTTCAACCAATGATAAAGATACTGTGTAATCAGCATTAATACCTAAACCAACTATTCTAAAACTTTTAGCTGAAAATCCTGTTAAATCTTCCGTTAAATTTACAATATCACCAACACTCAATGATAATGCTTCATAATTTGCAGTTAAAGAAACCTGTAAACTATTTCTTGACCTTAATAAAACAAGTTTACCCATTTCCTTTGCTTGATAAGGCGAAGTAATTGTTGGGATATCTAATGCACCTTCTTGTAAAAAATTATCATCTTCTGCTAAGTAGGTTGAATGGTCAGTATCATAAACAACTGTATCGGATTGATAATTTTTATCAGGATTAATA